GCATCGTTCTGCGCTAGAATGAAGGGTATGAAGAAAAAGTTGACATCTGCAAAAACAGCAAACGATCCAGATAGCAGAATCAATAAATCACTTAGGAAGTGGAACTGCTGAGTAAATTATGTCTGATAATGTATATCTTGGCAATCCAAATTTAAAAAAAGCAAATACACCGATAGAATTCACGGAAGAACAAATCCGCGAATTCTTGAAGTGCAAGGAAGATCCTGTTTATTTTGCCAATAACTATATCAAGATTGTTTCTCTTGATGAGGGATTAACACAGTTTCATCCCTATGATTTTCAAACAAAATTAATTAATAATTTCCACGAGCACAGATTTAATATCTGTAAGATGCCACGACAGACTGGTAAATCCACAACTGTAGTATCTTATCTATTACATTATGCTGTATTCAATGACAGTGTTAATATTGGTATTCTGGCAAACAAAGCAGCCACGGCAAGGGAACTTTTAAATAGATTACAAACTGCATATGAAAACTTACCTAAGTGGATGCAGCAAGGTGTGTTAGTATGGAATAGAGGTTCACTGGAGTTAGAAAATGGATCCAAAATTCTTGCTGCTTCAACTTCCGCAAGTGCTGTCCGAGGTATGTCATTCAATATACTCTTTTTGGATGAGTTTGCATTTGTTCCAAATCACGTTGCTGATTCGTTTTTTGCCTCTGTTTATCCTACTATTACTAGTGGTAAAAATACGAAGGTTATTATTGTCTCGACGCCACACGGAATGAATCACTTCTACCGCATGTGGCATGATGCGGAGAGAGGAAAGAATGAATATATCCCTACTGATGTTCATTGGTCTGAGGTCCCTGGTAGGGATGATGTGTGGAGAGAACAGACCATTGCTAACACGTCAGAACAACAATTTAAGGTTGAGTTTGAGTGTGAGTTCTTAGGATCAGTTGATACATTGATCGCACCAAGTAAATTAAGATCATTGGTGTATGATGCACCAATGACACAGAGTGCTGGTTTGGATGTTTATGAGTTGCCGATTGAAAAACATGATTATGTATGCACAGTTGATGTAGCAAGGGGAGTTGGTGAGGATTACTCAGCGTTCGTTGTAGTTGATATTACAAAGTTCCCACATAAGATAGTAGCAAAGTATAGAAATAATGATATCAAACCTATGTTGTTTCCAAATATTATTTACGATGTTTGTAAAAATTACAACAGCGCGTTCATATTATGTGAAGTAAATGATATTGGTGATCAGGTTGCTAGTATTATACAATATGACCTAGAATATCAGAACCTATTGATGTGTTCTATGAGGGGTAGGGCAGGGCAGGTTGTGGGTCAGGGTTTCTCTGGCAAAAAAACTCAACTAGGTGTTAAGATGAGTAAGACTGTTAAAAAGGTTGGAGCACTTAATCTTAAAACAATGATTGAGAGTGATAAAGTTATTTTCAGTGATTATGAAATTATTTCAGAACTGACTACATTTATCTCAAAACACAATTCATTTGAGGCAGAAGAGGGATGTAATGATGACCTAGCAATGTGTCTTGTCATATATGCCTGGTTAGTGGCTCAGGACTATTTTAAAGAACTTACCGATCAGGATGTTCGCAAGAGATTGTATGAGGAACAAAAAAATCAAATTGAACAGGATATGGCACCGTTTGGATTTATGAGTGATGGTTTAGATGATGGTAGTTTTGTTGATACTGATGGAGATAGATGGTTTAGTGCGGCTATAGATGAATACGGGGACAGATCTTATATGTGGGAATATCAATGAAAAGTTTGTTATCACTTCTTTTACTCTTACCACTACCTGCAATATCTGGTGAATTATTTCATACACATGCCTCAATGATGTGTATGAAAGAAAAAGAGTGTACTATCGGTGTTAAAAAAATAAATTTGGTAGATGAACAAAAAGAATCAAGAAAAATCCTAAATAATTTAAATAAAATTGGTGTAGAGGTATACAGAGCAATACCTCAATATTTTAAAGAAGAATTTCGGGCAGTGTATTATTCTGATAATAAATTAATTTTTATTAATGATGGATATTTGACTAGTAAAAAAGATCTTCTTGAGGTATTGAGGCATGAAGGGTGGCATGTGGTGCAGGACTGTGAAGCAGGTTTTGATAGTCCTGAACTCTCACCAATTTATGATTATTCTGTAATTCCACAAATATACAAAGACGATGCATTGCTACGTTATGGGTTTGATCCTTTTGTTATTAAGATTGAAGCAGAAGCTGTATGGGCAATGTATACACCTATGATGACAATAGACGCTTTAAAAAAATGTTATGAGTGAAATTAAAATTACGCCACAAACATACATTGATATGAATAAAGAATTTGAGAAGGAGGGAACTATGCTAAGAATTGTAGTTCCAACTCAAAAAGCAATTGATAAATGGTTAGAGGATTCAAAAAAAGTAGATTGGATTGAACCACCAACTGAAAAGGATATGGTTGCTGAAATGTGGGAGAAACTTGGAGTATATACGCTTGAGCAGAGAGAGCAATATAGGAAAGATCACGGTGGACTTTGATGGTCAGATTCAATTAGGACATCTATTACTACAAGATCGTAAATGTAGAGTTTGCGGAGAACTTAAAAATTTAGTTGATGGATTTTATAGAACAAGAAAAGATAGAGGAGCAGTTGCTTCTTCATACTCATATGAATGTAAAGAGTGTTGTAAAAAGAGAGTAAAAAAACCTTCAGTCAAGTGGGAATATCCAGATTGGTAGTTCACGTCACAATTCCCCTGTGAAAACCCTCCTTTTAATAAATATTCTTAGACAAACTGAGATTACGGAGAAACAAAACATGGCGACTCCTCAACTATCTCCCGGTGTATTAATTAGGGAGGTTGACTTAACAGTAGGAAGAG